TTCCGCGCGTTAGCGCACAACTAAGAAAGGGCAAAATATGCCGGACTACTACAAAGGCTCTCTTTTCCTCATCCAAGTTGGAAGCGGTGGCGGTGGTGAAACATTCACAACCGTTGCGTGTGCGCGCAGCACAAGCTTCTCGCTCAACAGCGAACAAATCGACGTAACGTCTAAATGCACCATGCCTTGGAAGACGTTGATTGAGGGTGGCATTCGTTCTGCTAGCGCATCTTTCTCTGGTATTTTCAACAACGATGCAACGCTTGCAACAATGATCACGAAAGCTCGTGATGGTGTGATTAGCAATTTCAAGCTCGTATCCGCCCGTGGCGATAGCTTCACTGGAGCTTTCCAGGTTACGTCCATGGAACGGAGCGGTGAATATAACGACGCAGAGCAATACAGCTTTAGCCTGGAAAGCTCTGGTGCGATCACGTTTACCCCGGCAGCCTAACAACCCCACCCCCAGGAATAACACGTATGGCTAACTCACTTCGTGCAGAAAACAGCGTAACAATCAACGGCAAAACTTACACAATGCGAGCATCATTTGATGCCGTTTGCGAGTTTGAGAATGCTATAGGCAAGTCTTGTTTCTCAATTATCAAAGACCTGGGCACTGGTGAAAGCCTTACCCTGCGCGTGATTGCTGCCGCAATTTGGGCTGGTATTCGCGGGGCGGCAGGGAAAAACGTCGAGAAAACACCGAGCCTGGAAGATATTGGGCGTTCAGTATTTTCAGCCGGGTCTACAAAGTTCCTGGGGGTGGTCCTCGGGTTTATCAATGCATCGCTCATGAGTGAAGAAGAAATACGTGCGGCGGAGGAAACAGCAAAAAACGGATGAAGCAAACAGGCGACGGATTCCCCCAGGAAAAGGCCAAGAAAAGCCTTCAAGATATTGTAGACGATAGGCACACTTGGGGGCGTTATATTTCCTCACTTGTTTGCGATTTCCACATCTGCCCGGACGTGGCTTGGCAGATGACAGTCCGAGAATATTGGATGTTGCACGGGTACAAATACGTGGACGGCAAAGAAACAAAAGCACGCCCAGTGAGCACGGATGAAGCGCAAGAATTGATTGAAACACTAAAGGCAAAAGGGGTAGACGTATCATGGCAGACCAATCGGGAAATGACCTAACCTTCACCATCGGGGCAATTACGGGGAAGTTTGAGTCTGCCATGCGCTCTGCGCGGGGGGCAATAACCGGCGTTACGTCGGCGGTAGCAAAACTAGCTGGGCCAGTTGTGGTTGCTGCTAGTGCATTCGCTAGCTTCGCTACTGTTGTCCGGTCTCTCAATTCGATTGATGGGCTCGCAAAAACAGCCGATCGGCTAGGTGTAACTACCGAGGCCCTAGCGGGGCTTCGACACGCTGCAAACCAGACAGGTGTGGATATTGCGCAGCTAGAGCAAGGCATCAGCAAACTCCCTAAGGTTTTGGGGGACGCCGCAAATGGGACAGGGGAAGCCTTAGCGGGTTTTAATTCGATCGGCAAATCTGCCCAGGATTTGAAAGGAAAAAGCCTCGATGTTGTTTTCGGGGAAATTGCCGATGCAATAAACGAGCTACCGAACGCGACGCTGCGGGCTGAGGCTGCTACTCGCATTTTTGGGGATACCGGCGGGAAATTAGTCAACATCATGGCTACTGGCAGCGCGGGGATTCGTGCCTACGCGCAGGAAGCGCAGTCCTTTGGAATTGCCATCAGTAGAGTAGACGCTAAAGGCGTCGAAAACGCGAACGACGCAATGGACCGAGCAAAGAAGGTTTTTCAAGGGATTGCTGACCAGTTTACGGCGAAAGTTGCGCCGGCTCTAGAATTATTATCCAATGGCTTTTTGCGCTTGGTGGCGGATATGGGCGGTGCGTCGGGGATAGCTGATGCTTTGTTTCAGCAGTTGCAGGCGGGTTTAGCGGTCACAATTAACGCCTGGAACGCGCTACTTGCCGGTTGGAATATGGGACGGGTTGCAATCCTTGAATTAGCCAAGGCGCTGCAAGTCGCAACCAATTATTGGGGGCAGAAGTTTGGTGCACTGGGTGACTTAATTTCTGGCGTGTGGGGGAATATCAAAGCAAGCGGGCAACTGGCTTTTGCTTCTCTGCAGGAAGGGATTGCCAAGCTAGTGTCGTTTGTCGCATCTAAGCTCGGGGATATGTATGAGCTTATGTCCGGCCCGCTTATGCGTGTTAGTATCGAGCTTGGCACCTCATACCTTGAGGCAGCTCACGCAGTGCGAATTGCAACCGGGTCAATGGCAGCAGACGCAACCGTAAACTTTGAGAAGGCAAAAGCCGCGGCAGTCAGTGCCGGGCAAGACACTAAGGCGGCTTGGGAGGCACTCAGCAGTTCAGGTGTGTCTATTGCGCCTGAAACTGGAGCCTTCGACGTATTTATCGAGGAAGCAAAACAAGCGGGAATCGTAGCCTGGGAAGCATTGCGAGGGGATCATGGCGCTGCTGTAGTTGCAGACCTTACGCGAACGTTCGAGGAAATGCGGGCAATAAATGCGGAGCACGTAGAGAAGCAACTCGCAAGCATGCCAGAATCCGCAGAGGAAGACCCGCGCGTTATTTTCGAGCGAGATGTCACAGCGAAGATGCAGGAATTGAAGAACGCAGAACGCCAAGCTGACATCGATGCAGAAGCGCAACGCCAGAGCTTTTACGAATCGAGCCTACAAAACAGGCTTGCGGTGACGGGGCAAATATTAGGGAACCTTGGTTCTCTGATGCAATCCCAATCAAAAAAGATGTTCAATATTGGGAAGGCTGCTGCGATTGGGCAAGCCATTATCGACACATGGGCAGCAGCTAACAGAGCCATGCGTGAGCTTCCTTACCCGGTAAATATCGCAGCAGCAGCAAGTACCGCAGCGGTTGGTATGATGAACGTGCAACGAATCTCCGCACAAAAGTTTGGAGGTGGCGGTGGCGGGGGTGCTGGTGGTGGTGGCGGCGCTGGTGGTGGTGGCGAGGCATCAGCCCAGGAGGCGGGCTCTGCAAACGCTGCGGCTCCTGCGGTTCAACGGAATATCAGTATCGGGATCCAAGGCGAAAGATTTTCCGCAAACCAAGTCCGCAATTTGATAGGCACAATTAGCAGCCAATTAGACGACAACACGACACTAAGGACCGCATAGTATGTCTATCGTTACGGGGCGGATTCTGTGGGACACTGTGTTCAACAAAGCCGGGTGGACCTACGCAACAAACTGGACGGATGTTGCCGGGTTTGATGGAGTCCACGCCATGGACTGGGTAGATTTTACTATAGCGCGATTGCCCGCAGGGAGTGATCGCAGGCTGACAGCGACAAACGCTGCAGGTACGAGTTTCGCGGTCAACACTGCGGCTTTATATTATCGCCCGTTTTCTGGTATGACCGTGACGGTGAACGTTAAGAGCCACAGCGGGACAACGCTTGCAACACTCGCGCTTGATGGAACAAAAGCCTTTGCTTGGCTTTCTTTTGCGGATCACAACGTACTAAACGGGCAAACGGTTTACCTGCAATTTGTTGTAACAGGCGGCTCTTTCGACCTGCGCCAAGCTTTCCTTGGCCCCGTGCTGGCTTATTCAGTCGCAGCCAATTCCCCTCAGGCCGGTGTCTCGAAGAATCCTCGCCCACCTATTTTCCAAGGCGCAGCCCAGCCCAGGAACAACCTGAGCGTGAATGGGTCTTTCCTGGGGAGAAATATCCGCGCGCAAAATAGAACTGGTACAATAGAAATTGATTATGTATTGCCTGCGTGGATTCGTGCAACCTGGGAGCCGTTTGTGACGCACGCAACAAGCAAGACTTGGTTTTATGCTTGGGATTATGATAATTACCCTACCGAGGTAGTTTTCTGCGGTGCGTCAGAAATTATCCCTCCAGAGTCTACAGGCCCTAAATACTGGTCAGTGCAAATCCCATATCTTGCCTTGAACAAGTGAGCTTCCCATGGCCTTTTCTGACTTTTCAAGCAGGTACTACAGGGAGCCGGTTTGGATTCTTGAGGTATATATTGATCGGTGCTCTCTTACTTACGGCACGGCACCGTGTACGGCGAGCACAGCAAACCCGAGTCTTAAATGTTTCAACTGCTTAAACACCTGTCAAGACTCGGCGAACATTAACCTAGTGCAAGCTCCGCTGCGCTTCGCCTCCAGGAGAATTGACAACCTGCAAGCTGCTGGGGATTTTCCAGTATTCCCCACGATTCAGAATGTGGACGTGGGGGCCACACGTCTAGATCCTGGCAAGGGTTTAGGTATTCGTGCGTCTGCAACAATTACCTTGTCGGATCATCCCTTCGGCGATACGGGGGGTTTCGACAGGTACAGGGCTGGAAGAACGTACAACCTAGCTCGTGGGTCTTTTTGGGCAAAATTGATTGCCCGGCAAAAGTATTTTGAGAATCGGAGGGCAATTATCCGCACCGGGTACCTTGACGACGACGGCCTGTATCAAGCCGCTAATTTTATCGCCAGGGAGTACGTTGTTACCGGCATTGCTGGTCCTACGGAGGATGGGCAAGTCACGGTCAGTCTAAAAGATCCATTGAAGTTTGCGGATTCTGATAGGGCGCAATTTCCCAAGGCGAGCACGGGCAAGCTCTTGGCTGCGATTAGCGACACAGATACAACCCTGTCGGTAGGCACGGCTGACATTCAGCAGTACAAGGACGCTTTTGACGCAGACCAGAAGTATATCAGAATATCAGACGAAGTGATGTTGATGACTTCGGTCAACGTCGGCGCTGGGGCAATTACTGTAACGAGAGCAACGCTTCCAGGAATATACCCGGCAGGCTTGATGCTTGCGAGCGGTAGGGATATTGGGGAGACTGTGCAGGTTTGCTACTATTTCAATGCCAAGAGAATTGATAACGTTTTGCAGACATTACTACGTGGTGACGTGTCCGGTGTAGACGCTTTCCTGGGGGCGGAAATATCTGCAACATTGCTTGCGGACTGGTCCGCAATTTCCACCGCGTGGCTTGGGGGGCATGTCTTATCTGCGCTAATTGCAGAGCCGACCGGAGTTAAGAAATTACTGGACGAGCTTGTACAATTAAATGTGTGGTTGTGGTGGGACGAAAGAATAATCAGCCCTGCAACATCAGGGAAAATAAAGCTAGACACAATACGTACCAGCCTTGACCCGGCAGAGACGTTGGTTACGCATAGCGAAGAAACCTCAGCCGTCAATGGGAGCGGAAATATAGCACGGGATGAAAAGGGTAGAATATCCAGGGTTCTTTTATTCTTCGGGATTAGAAACCCGATTCGTGACTTGGCCGAGGCGAGTAATTACACCAGCATGCAAGTAAAGGTTGACCTGGACGCAGAAAGCCCCGAGAAATACGGGGCAGAGCAATACAAAACAATATACTGTAGATGGCTTCCTACAACTGCGGGACTTGTTGCGGATACGATTTGCGGGAGGCTTCTCCAGGAATATAGAGAGACGAAGCATAGCGTCTCGTATAAGATTGACGCAAAAGACCTGGACGTGTGGACGGGTGGGTACGTCAACTATAATACTAGCCTGCTGACGGACTTCTACGGCGAAAGTATCACGCTCCCCGTGATGATTCTAGAGGCTCAAGAAGGGTACGACGACGGAGTACCAGAATACACACTAAAGGGAATTACCAGAGCCGTTCTTGGCGTATCTGGTGGATATACGGAAAACACGCTGGGCACCTGGGACGCGTCCACCCCAGGGGAGCGAGGCGCAAACGCTTACTACGCAGATGACACAACCGAAACAATCCCGAGCGGAAACGCTGCACCCTATACCTACAAATAAAGCGAGAGACTATGCCTTTTAATGAATTGCCCTCCGTGGACTTTGACCCTGGGAAGCCTGTAAAAAGCGAACACGGGAAAGCCTTCTATGACAACCCTCTGGCTATCGCAGCGCACGATGACAGCTCAGACCCTGCACCCCGCGTGCATTGCGATGCCACGGCAAGCAACGCATCTGCTATTTCCTCAAACGCTGCGGTCGGTT